GTTCCCTCGCCACTGCATTCGGGACAATCAATCTTGTCAATCATAGCATGGCACTCTTGATGAATAATGGCATAGCGAACAGAGCCAAGAGGAATATAATTTCAGCGGCGATTTCAAGTTTATGTTTCATGGTTAGTTCTCCATCTGTTTATGTAATCACGTTAATCCGTAAAACGTCCTATGTAAATACTAAAGATGCACTTGCGTAAAAATTTATTAGGATGTAACGTCCTATTAAATCACACTGGAGGGTGACACATGAAGAAAGAAAGTAGAGTTGTTCTAACTGACGCGCAGCATGAGGCGCTGACATTAGCCGCAGAGCGAGCCGGGATGCCAATGGCCACGTTTATAAGGTCGGCAGCACTTACCGCTGCGGCCAACGTAGGCATTCACGCTGAACAGCCTAGAGTCGATTAATGGTCAACGGGCGCAACAAGGGCGCATCATTTGAGCGGGAAGTTGCCAACATGCTGCGCGATGAGCTTGGCATTGGCTTCAAGCGCGACCTTGAGCAATATCGCGCTGGCGCTCACGCTGACCTGATACCAGACGATCCGGCATTTCCGTTCACGTTAGAGCTAAAGCGATACGCCAGCGGACCAATCGGTGGTGCGCCTGCATGGTGGGAGCAAGTTAAAGTGGCCGCCGAGCGCGAGCAAAAGATGCCGTGCCTAGTATATAAATACGACCGCAAGCCAATGCGATGTGTGATCCCGATGGCTGCGCTAACCGATTGTGATCACGATTACACCGCAGAGGTAGATTTCGAAACCTTCTGCTACATTGCTAGGGAGGCAATGCAATGATGATACCAGCCGACCAGCTAACCAATGCCGAATATCACGCCAAGAAAGATTGCATCAGTTCGTCCGATGTTAAAGCGGTCTATGGCAAGTCACTGGCACATTGGAAGGCGCAAACATTCAAAACCACTGAGGCGATGCAGATCGGCACGGCGGTCCACAGCTTTATCCTAGAGGATGGCAAAGACATTGTGCGAGGGCCAGAAAACAGACGGCTCAAAGCGTGGAAGGAAATGGAAGCTGAGACCGACGCAAAGGGTCAAACGCTCTTGCCAGAGGCTAAATATGACCTTGCGCGGGATATTGCAGACAGCGTGCTATTCCATCCAGCGGGTCAGCGCATGGCTGGGCCAACAACAATAAACGAGGCCAGCTTTTTTGCCACCGATCCCGACACTGGCCTAAAGCTAAAATGCCGACCCGACAGCTATTGGGATGCCAAGGGAGTGCTATACGATGTCAAAACGTGTCTGGACGCATCACCTAGTGGCGTGTCAAAGGATGTAGGGCCGTCAGGCTATAACTACGCAATCCAAGCGGCTTTTTATATGCACACGCTCACGCAGGCTGGATATGAGGCCAATCAATTCGTTTTCGTGAACGTGGAGAAATCAGAACCTTTCGCAGTATCAACCAACATACTGTCAGCCGAATATCTTGAGTGGGGTAAGCAACAAATGCACGCAACCCTCGTCAAGATTGCAAAAGCCAACGAGACCCAAAAGTGGGACACTGGTTGGTCAGACATCACAAATGTGATCCATCTGCCGAAATGGCTTGAAGCCGAATTTTAAACTAGGAGAAAAACATGGCTAACAATGACTTCAAATCAATCATGGTGCGTAACGTGGAATTTAAGTGGCCACGACTAAACGCAACCTATCGCTATAGCAGCGCAGACAAGCGCAGTGAGGAGTGCGCACCAACGGCACAAGGTGCTGCATACTCTATCAGTTGGGATATGCCAGCGGCAGACGCAAAGGCATTTTATGCCGAGTTAAAGGCGCACTATGAAAGCTGCAATCGCACGGAACCTTTTGGCACAGTCTTTGGCATGAAGAAGATTGACGATAACACCGTTGAGTTTAGGGCCAAGCGCAATGGCGTAAACAGGCAAGGTGAGCAAACCCAAAAGCCAAAGGTGATCGACGGCATGAAGCAACCATTGGCCGACACAGCTATCTGGAGCGGGTCCAAGGGTAGCATCAAGGTCACTGCGTTCCCATCGTCAAACCCGCAATCAAACCCGCCACAGCACGGCATCAGCTTGCTAATTGACACAATCCAAATCACTCACGCAGTCTATGGGACGGCTGATGAGGATTTCGATGAGGTGACAATGGACTCAGCCTTGGATGACTTTGGGCCAGCCACAGGTGAAACAACCACCGCACAAGTCACCACAGACGCAAAAATAGAGGATGATGAAATCCCGTTTTAAGCAAAGAAAAACCCCGGCAGTTGGGACTCTGCCGGGGAAAACTAGGAACGAACCAAACAGGCGTTTGGGAGGAGAAAGGTCCGATATGCAAAGTTTATCAAAGTCAAGCACTATAAGCAAGCAATCCTTTTTGCTGGCGCATGGTGCATTGGATACCAAAATTAACGACGTTGGCGTTGAATATGACGGCATCAGCCTTAAACAAATAGCCGATCTCGTGAACGAGCCACAGGCCACCGAAAAGGCAAAAGCATCGTTTATCATCCCATCAACCTATCGGCAGCACGACGGCAGAAGCCACGCCGCACAGCGCGAGCATGGTGAATACTGGATGTTGGCTCTTGATGTGGATGAAGGCGATCCATCGCTCACAGAGCTAAAGAGTGCCGTTGAGGAGGTCACAGGCAACGCATCGGCGCTGATCTATTCATCATCCGGGGCAACAGAGGAAAACCGCAAGTGGCGCGTTCTGATACCTCTGGCAGAGCCGATTAGCGGTGCAGACTATGTGGACGCACAGCTCGCGCTCTTTGACCTAATGCAGCGCAAGGGCATCACTTGCGACACCGCACTCTCACGCGCTGGACAGCCGATATACCTGCCAAACGTGCCGCAAGAGCGCCGGGATGACCTTGGCAACCCGCAGTTTTATCATGGCGTCAGGCATCGCGGAGATGGCTTGCTGGTGCCATTGTCCAGCAACATTTGGGCAAACCTAGAGTTCCGCCGCAAGAACGCAGAGATGGCAGAGCAAAAGGCAGCGGCAGAACGCGCACTAAGGGCAAGAGAACGCCAAGAGAAGCGTGAACAGCTTGGCGGTGATGATCCAGTTGCAGAGTTTAACCAACGCCACAGCATATCTGACATGCTCCTGGTCAATGGTTACGAGCGTCAAGGTAGGTCAGACAGTTACCAATCACCAATGCAGTCATCTGGATCGCACGCAACCAAGGATTTCGGCACGCATTGGGTCAGCCTATCAGGATCGGACCAAGCCGCTGGGCTGGGGCAATCAAGCGGAGACTTCTGCTGGGGCGATGCCTTTGACCTGTATTGTTACTTTGAGCATGGAAATGACATGAAAGCCGCTGTCAGAGCGTATGGCGCAGAGTTAAGGCCAACGCCGACCCAGCATCGTGAGGCCATTGTGCAAGCCGCAGTCGAGCCACAGGCGGAACCAGACAAACCCAAAGCCACAATCATTATTCCGAACGCCGAACAGAAGCCAATCTTCTGGCTTAAAGACGCCGAGCCAGTGCTGACATCATCTTACATGATCAAGGGCTGGCTGGGCCGGGGTCAAATGTCAGTGGTCTATGGGCCATCCAACTGCGGTAAATCATTCTTCTGCCTAGATATGGCTCTCTGCGTCTCAGCCAGCGTTGAATGGCAAGGCAGCAAGGTCAGAGGTGGACCAGTGCTTTATTTAGCCACAGAAGGTGGCAATGCGTTTCAATCGCGCTGTGTGGCGCTTCGCAAACAGTACGGAATAACGGACGCTCCGCTGGCTGTCAGACCATCACCTGTTGATCTACTGCGACCAGAGGCCGATCTGGCTGGCTTGATAGAGCTATGCAACCAAATTGAAGCCGACAAAGGTGCGCCACTGTCCATGATCGTGATCGACACGCTATCCCGCGCGATGGCTGGCGGAGATGAAAACGGTCCAACAGACATGACATCCTTCATAGCCAACGCCGACGCGCTGCGTGATGTCACGGGCGCACATATAATGATCGTGCATCACTCCGGCAAAGACACGGCCAAAGGAGCGCGTGGACATAGCTCGCTCAGAGCCGCCACGGATACCGAGATTGAGCTGGAGGTTGAAGGGACCATGCGGACGGCAACGGCCACCAAACAGCGCGACCTTGAGCCACAAGCGCCATTTGTGTTCAACCTTCGCGTGCATGAGTTGGGCTTGGATGAAGACGGCGACCCGGTCACAACCTGTACCATCGCAGAGGCAGACCCCGATGATGTGGCCGACATGAACCAAAAGCGGCCAAGCGGTGCAAACCAGAAGATCGTGACATCTGCCTTCAAACAATTGCGCGGCGAAGGCATCGGCGGGGAGAATCCAACAGGACCGGGCTGGCCAGAAAGTGGACGATATTGGTGCATCGATGAAGCCGAATTAAGAGACTTCGCCAGCGGTAAAATGACCTCAACTAACCCAGCATCATCCTATTCAAACGCGCTCAAAGGGCTGCTCGGGATCGGTTACATGGTCCAAAATGAGGGCAAAATCTGGATTGCGGCTAAAGAGGGAAAGGTCTCATGAGCTATAAAAATGCGGTTTGTTTATTATCAATGGGTTATGTGGTCAGTTTTATAATTTTTATAGTGTTTTATAGCAGTTTTATATATTTGGCGCTCAACTATAAAAATATAAAAACCCCTATAAGGGGTTTTATATCTATAGCACGGGAAAATTTATAATGGCTAAGAGACCCAGCAAAGCGATGGCAAACCGGGGAACCTTCGACGCCACGCACACAAACTATGCCAAGCCAATCCACCACAAGGTTGAGGCAGCGGTCAGGCCATACGTTGCCAAGTCAAGGAAGGCCACGATGGTCTGGGGCGATACGCTGGTTGACTGCGTGCCGCCAGCCTATGCGCTCCGCTTTCGAGAGTTGCAGGGTGATCTGGATGCAGCAATGGTGGCCGACGATTATAAGCTGTCCGCAGAACTGGCGACCAATCTCATCAAGGCGCTGGACGTTATGAACGCCAAGGCAAGAGCCGACGGCCACAAGCCGCCACAAGTTGACGGCCATATCTGTGAATGGGGTGGCAAGATTTACTGTATGCTTGCCAGCGGCGATATCAGCGCCATACGGAGGGCAAGACCAAATTGGGTGGTCTATGACATGAGCGAGGTTTGTGCTATCATAAGCGCACGCACAAGCGATATGGTGGCCGCTGTGGTGAATGAGTTCCCAACAGCTAAGATCACAGAGGTCAGGCTGTATGACGATGAAATACCATTTGGCAACGATTGAGGATAAATTAAGGATGATTGACGGCAGTGGGTCTTTGGTCCTATCTTACCACAACAGGAGGCGCAGATAAGAATGGCAGTGGCATTCAGATTTACATTCAATGGCGACAAGGTGAACGCAAAGATAGCAACTATGGTGACGCGCCAAGTTCCCTTTGCCGCAGCCAAATCCCTCACGCTAACGTCAAAGACATTGGTGGAGCAAAACAAACGGGACGCGCCAAAGATATTCAGCAACCCCACAGCTTGGACCCGCAATGCTTTCTTCTTTATCCCGGCAAGGAAGAACAACCCGCGCACAATCATCAAGCGCAAGGATCGCGCGTCTGGCACAGCATCAAACGCCGTGCCATCAAAACAGCACTATCTTGAGGTGCAGCAACAAGGTGGCGCCAGAAAGCCTAAGGCATTCGAGGGAGCGATTCGCATACGCGGCAAAGGCGCTGGCAAGTTTCGCTATGCCACGCCAACACGGGACGCGAGGCTTAATGCGTCTGGCAACATGACGCGCAATAGCATCAACAAGATCATCGGTGGGCTGGGCAACAAGGGCGGCAAGTTCTTTGTGCCTGAGCCAAGTCATCCGCTTGCAATCAAAGGCGGCGACGGTGTCTTTGAGCGCATGGCAAGAAACAAAGTGCGCAAGCGTCTGCATTTATTCAACACGATGCCATCATATCGTCCGCGCTTCCGCTTCTATGCTCGCATGGAGAAATATGGCAAACAGGCTTTCCCTCGCATCTTCCGCCGTGAGCTACGCAATGCGATCAGATCGTCAGGTTTCAGAGGATGATGCACTATATGTTGTGTTTGAGGGGTCGTTTGCCACAATATCTAGGTTCTTCTGGCCGTATCCCCATCGTGGGTAATTCGGACCACGTTTTATTTCTAGCGACAGAATGAAAAACAACACTTTCATTTATAAGGGTAAACTAAATGAAACAGCAAATCGAGTACGTTGAGACCGCGAAGTTGGTGCCTTATGCACGCAATTCTCGCACTCATTCGGACGAACAGGTGGCGCAAATAAGCGCGTCAATAAAGGAATTTGGCTTCACAAACCCGGTTTTGATTGACCAGGAGGGCGTAATTATTGCGGGTCACGGCAGAACGATGGCCGCGCAAAGATTAGAAATGAAAGAGGTTCCTTGTCTAAGGTTAGGACATTTAACGGATGCTCAAAAGAAGGCTTATGTTATCGCGGACAACAAATTGGCTCTCAACGCTGGTTGGGATGACGAGATGCTGGCGATTGAATTGAAGGAGCTAAACGAGGCAGACTTTGATCTATCCTTGACCGGGTTTGCGGATGATGAATTGGCGGCTTTGTTGGCGGAGGCTGTAGAGGAAGGATTGACCGACGAGGATGCAGTGCCGGATGCGCCAGAGGTTCCGATTACGGTTGAGGGCGATGTTTGGGTGCTTGGCAATCATCGTCTGATGTGCGGCGATAGCACCAGCATCGATGCGGTTGATAAGCTGATGGATGGCATCAAGGCGGATATGGTATTTACCGACCCGCCTTACGGGATGACCTATGGCGGAGGTCGTGCGGGTAAGGTTGGCTCAACTGACGGCACAGTCAAAAAACATGGAGTTATCATTGGTGATGATTTGCGTGGGGATGAACTGATCGAAATGATACGTGATGCCGTCGCTTGTGCGGTTGCTGCGTGCAAAAGTGGTTCAGCCCACTATATCTGTTTTCCGTGGCGCACTTATTCTGAGTTTGAGGATGCCCTCAAGCAAATAGGACTCAGTGTTTCTGCTTGCATCGTTTGGGACAAAAAATCCATTGGGCTGGGAAATGCCAACTACAGGCCGCAACATGAGTTTATATTTTACATAAAAGGGGAACAATGGCACGGAGACAAATCTCAGTCTGATGTTTGGTATATGTCCCGTGGAGCGACAGGAGCTTACGTTCACCCAACTCAAAAACCTGTAGAGCTAATTGAAAAGGCTATCACTAATTCATCCAAGAGTGGCGATATTGTTGTTGATGTATTCGGTGGCAGTGGCAGCACGCTCATGGCCGCTGAGAAAACAAACCGAATTTGTCGCATGATGGAGCTAGACCCTAAATATTGCGACGTAATAATAAAACGCTGGCAAGAGTTCACAGGTAAAGACGCAGCCCATGAAGCAAGCGGTCAAACATATGCTGAAATGGAGGCAAAGCAATGCAAAGCCGCATAATGAGTGCAACGGAAGCGGCCACAAATGTCGCCATCGGCTATCTTGTGAGCGTTGCAGCAAATATTATCGTTCTGCCCATGTTTGGCTATAACGTCACCATCGCAGACAGTTTCGCCATCGGTTTGGCATTTACTGCAATCAGCTTGGCGCGATCTTATATATTGCGCAGGGTCTTTAATAGGTTTTGACATGGCAGCACCATCAACCTTTCCACTCGACACAATATGCAAGTTGCTTGATCTAACGCCGCAGCGGATCAATCAGCTTGTCAATATGGGCGTGATCCCTCGCAAAGAGCGCGGCAGATATGAGCTTGTCCCGGTGGTTCGCTCTTATGTTAAATATTTGCGTGAGCGTGCGATCAAAGGCGATGTGCAAGCTGGCGGTGATGATTACGCATCGCATCGCGCTAGATTGACAAAGGCAAAGGCCGATATGGCTGAAATGGAGCGTGAGCAGATGGCCGCAAGATTGCTGCCGTCAAGTGATGTGCAAAAGGCTTGGTGCGACGTGGTGGCAAATATGCGGACCAAAATGCTGGCGATCCCGACCAATGCGGCAGCCGATACGCAAGCGGCATCAAGTCTTGCGGGTGCGAAACAAGTATTGAAGGAAAAAGTGCATGACGCGCTCTCAGAGCTTGCAGAAATGCGAGTCGAAGTCATTACACCTATCAGGGCCACAGATGATGAAGACGGTGGCGATACAAGCGCTGAAAACGGCGGCTCCACCGCCTGATCTAACGATCTCGCAATGGGCCGACGAATATAGGCGCTTGTCACCAGAGGCATCAGCGGAAGCTGGAAGATGGTCAACGAGCCGTGCGGAATATCAACGCGGCATGATGGATGCTGTCAGCGATCCCTTGATTGAGCAAGTTGTTCTGATGACAAGCGCACAGATCGGCAAGACGGAGATAATCAACAACATATGCGGCTATCATGTCCATCAGGATGCCGCGCCGATGCTTGTTGTGCAACCTACCTTGGAGATGGCTAAGTCTTGGTCGCAAGAGCGATTTGCACCTATGATCCGCGACAGTGATGCCTTGACGAGTATTATTGGTGATCCAAGGTCGCGCGATAGCGGCAACACTATGCTGCACAAGATATTCCGTGGCGGTCATATTAGCATTGCGGGTGCTAACAGTCCGTCAGGGTTGGCATCAAGGCCGATCCGAGTTGTGTTGTGCGATGAAGTTGACAGATATCCATTATCTGCCGGGACAGAGGGTGATCCTGTTGAGTTGGCTAAAAAGCGATCAACCACCTTCTGGAACCGTAAGATCATTATGGTCAGCACGCCGACAGAGAAGGGTGCGTCTAGGATAGAGAAAGCCTTTGCCGAGAGTGACCAAAGATATTTCCATGTCCCTTGCCCAGATTGCAACGAGGAGCAAATATTGCGCTGGGAGAATGTGCAGTGGGAGAACGGCGATCCAAGCACTGCCTTTTATTGCTGCCCTCACTGCGGCGGGGTTTGGGATGATGCGAAGCGATATAGCGCGGTCAAGCGCGGAAAGTGGATTGCGACAGAGCCGACGCGCATCGTTGCTGGCTTTCACCTGTCTGCGTTATATTCTCCGTGGACATCGTTATCGCAGGGAGTGAGTGACTTTATAAATGCCAAAGGCGATCCAATGCGGCTCAAGGCTTGGGTCAACCTATACCTTGGCGAGACTTGGGAAGAGCAAGGCGAGCGCATAGACGAATATGATCTATATCAGCGGCGAGAAGTCTGGGACGGCGAATTGCCAGATGGCGCAGTTGTTTTGACTGCGGGTGTGGACGTTCAAGATGACCGCCTGGCCTATGAGATAATGGCAACGGGCAGCGGCCATGAGACTTGGTCTATCCAATATGACGAGATTTACGGCGATCCATCTAGTGCGGAGCTATGGCAGCGGCTTGATGAAGTATTGCGGCAGACATTTGACCATCCAACGCGCGGCGAAATGATTATTCGATCATCCTGCGTTGATAGTGGCGGTCACTACACGCAACAAGTTTACAACTATGCTCGCAAGCGTGCTGGCAATCGTATATTTGCCATCAAAGGTATTGGCGGAGAGGGCAAGCCTATCGCCGGGAAGCCAACCAAGAACAACATTGGCAAGATCAATCTTTTCCCTGTTGGGACTGACACGGCTAAAGAGTTGATCTTTGCTCGGTTGAAGATACCAGAGGTTGGACCGGGATATTGTCACTTTCCTTTTAGTCACAGCGAAGAATATTTCCGAATGCTTACGTCTGAAAAGAAGGTGACAAAGTATTTTAAGGGGCGTCCAAAGCGCGAGTGGGTTAAGGTTCGACAGCGAAACGAGGCACTTGATTGCCGCGTATATGCGATGGCCGCGCTCGAATTAATGGGTCTTAATATTGAACACCTTGCAAAACAGGGTAGAAATGGGCTAAAATCATCCCAAGTTGTACCTAAAAGGCGTGCGTTCAAGCCGCGTCCTAACAATTTTGTGACAGGATATTAACAGAATGGCCAATCTGTTTGACGCTGACAATGCACCAACGAAGATTCCAGCATCTATAGTTTTGGGCGATTTCGTCCAATTTAAGCTGACCGAATATTCTACAGATTACGACAATTCGCTTCATACGATGGCTTTGATATTGCGATCTGGCACTGGCGCAAATGTTGAGATCACGATTAACGCGACCAATACTGGCTCCGATTACTTGTTCAGCGCAGCAAGTTCTGTGACTGCGAATTATACGGATGGTCACTATCATTATCAGCTTGAGGTTGTGCAAACGTCATCCAGCAATCGGTTGGTTGTTGATACTGGTGAGATTGACATCATACCAGATTTGGATGTCAACAATGTTGATCCGCGTGAACATGCAGAGAAGATGCTGCAAAAGATTGAGGCGGTCTTAGAGAATAGGGCTGACGGCGACCTGTCCAGTTATAGTATAGCTGGCCGATCACTCACTAAGATGTCGCCAGATGAATTGCTGACTTGGCGTGATTACTATCGGCGCGAGGTAAAGGCTCATAAACGGAAACTTGATGTCAAGCATGGCCGCAAAACATCATCCACAATCTTAATGAGGTTCTAGCATGGGCTTGCTTGATTATCTGCCATTCTTAAACGGCCAAGCCGATGAGCCTAAGCAAAAGCGCCATCGCAGGTTGCGTCAATATGCTGGTGCAAATCAGGGAAGATTGTTTAGCGACTTTATAAGTTCTAGCTTTTCTGCTGACAGTGAGCTACGCACCAACCTGCCTATTTTGCGCAACCGATCACGCGATTTGGCGCGGAATAATGAGTATGCAAAGCGCTTTCTAAACCTAATGCGGACAAATGTGGTCGGTGAAAAGGGCTTTACAGTCCAAGTTCGCGCTCGCAATGATGACCGATCACTTGATGCGGCTGGCAATACGATCCTTGAAAACGCATTTCGCGCTTGGGGTCGGCTGGGCAACTGCGATGTCACTGGCCGGATGTCTTGGCTGGATGCGCAGCGCTATGTTGCTGAGACTTTAGCACGCGATGGCGAGGTATTTGTTAAGTTTGTGCAAAATCGCCGTTTTCGTGATGGATTTTCGTTGCAGTTCATTGAGAGTGACTTGATCGACGAATCAAAGAACGGCAAGGCAGAGAATGGCAACCAAATACGCATGGGCGTCGAGGTGGATAACTTCCAACGACCAGTGGCTTATTATGTGCTAACGGCTCACCCGAATGATACGTTGAATTTTGCCACAAGTGCAGAGCGCAAACATACGCGCGTCCCGGCGACAGAAATGTTGCATCTGTTTATCCCTCAACGCACGCATCAAACGCGAGGTGAGCCGTTTATGTCGCCAGCCATTGCATCGCTGAAGATGCTGCACGGCTATCGTGAGGCTGAGTTGATTGCTGCGCGTGCAGCGGCGGCTAAGTTTGGAATCATTACAACGCCAGATGGTGACGAGTTTGTTGGTGACGATCAGACTGATGATGAAGTGCCAGTAATTGATATGGCTCCGGCTTCTGTCTATCAATTGCCGTCTGGCCATGACTTTAAGATGATTGATCCGGCGCATCCTACGTCGGCATTTGCTGACTTTGAGCAAGCGGTCTTGCGCGGCATCGCGTCTGGCTTAAATGTTAGTTACACCAGCCTTTCGAATGACTTAAAGGGCGTTTCATACTCGTCCATCCGTCAAGGCACGATTGAAGAGCGCGATCACTATAAAACGCTGCAATCCTTTATCATTCAGCACTTTTGCGAGCCTGTTTTCCGGGCTTGGCTAGATAGCTCGCTGACGTTTGGTGATATTCCGATCCCGGTAAGCAAATTCGACAAGTTTAGCGACAACATTCACTTCCGTGGCCGTGGATTTGCTTGGGTTGACCCGCAGCGTGAGATCAATGCTAACGTCACGGCATTGACCAACGGCATAATCAGCATGAACGACGTTGCATCTAACTATGGCAGGGATGTTGAAGAGTTATTCAGCCAAATACAGGCCGACAAAGAGATGGCGGAGCGTTACGGGTTGAAAATGGCATTTGAGCCGTTTGGTAACAAAGCACCAGTGCAAGCTGAGATTGAGGAACCAGATGGCGAGCTATAAACCCACAGAAGGCATGAAGACAGAAGCCCAGAGGGGCTTGGATTGGCGCAGTGAGCATGGGCGCGGCGGTACAGAGGTCGGCATCGCCAGAGCGCGTGATATTGTGAATGATCGCAACCTGTCAGAAGACACAGTCAAGCGGATGTTTAGCTTTTTCAGTCGCCATGAGGTTGATAAAAAGGCTGAAGGGTTTGACCAAGGCGAGGATGGCTATCCATCAAATGGCCGCATTGCTTGGGCGCTCTGGGGCGGTGACGCTGGTTTTTCTTGGTCTCGCAATATTGTTGAGCGTTTGAAGTCGGAAGAGAGCCGGGCGGTCACTGATGCAGTGAGCGAGGGATTGAAGAATAAAGTTGAGGAACACAATGAAAAGGTTGGGGATGTTGCGTCTAAGCGCACCAATCTGCGCACCTTGACGGCGGTGTTCGAGCGAGGCGTTGGCGCATACAAAAACAACCCTCAGAGCGTGAGGCCAAATGTGCAGTCGCCAGAACAATGGGCATATGCGCGAGTGAATAGCTTTCTTTATGTATTAAGAAATGGTAAGTTTAGGTCAGGCAAGCATGATACTGACCTTCTGCCGTCT